CTCTTTCCCTACACGACGCTCTTCCGATCTAAGAGAAGAAAGGCAATATTGTATACAACACTCCATTTGGCTTATATAGTGAGAAATTAGACACTTTCTTGTCGCAGAGTATCGAGAGTATACTTTATGATTTAAATCGCGATTTTGGGACAATATTAGCGCAAATAGACGATATTAAATGGATCAATGATTATGCGCTGTCTAAAGCCGTCATAGAATTAAAGAAAAAATTAGCTGAGGCGGAAGATGAAATTGAAGACTTAAGATGTAACCATTTGGAGGAATAAAAAATGAATATAGAAGAACTTAGAGAAAGACAATCGCTATCATTGCATCAAAAAATAGATCATTCTATTGGTGTAATAGAACAGTTTATCAGTAAAACTAATGGGAAATGCTACATTGGATTTAGTGGTGGAAAGGATAGTACCGTATTACTTGATTTATGTCGAATGGTAAAGCCTGATATGAAAGCTGTATTTTGTAATACAGGTAATGAATATCCAGATATTGTTAAATTTGTAAGAAGAGTAGATAATATTGATATAATATATCCAACTATAAGACCTGAACAAATTTTTCAAAAATTCGGATTCCCATTAATAAGCAAAGAAATGTCAGATAAAATATGGCATGTTAAAAATAAACCGAACACTGTTATCGCTAAAAGAGCGCTTGGTTTAATAAAAAGAAATAATTATAATGATGAAATATCTAAAAAATGGGAATATTTAATAAAAGAAAAATATAATATTTCAAGTTTTTGCTGTGACTTTTTAAAGAAAAAGCCTTTTTATAAATATGAAAAAGAAAATAGGGTATATCCTATTATTGGTGTAATGGCTTGTGAAAGCATAAGAAGAACTACTGATTATTTACGTCAAGGACAATGTAATTCTTTTAAAGGAAGGATGACAAGTAAACCTTTATCTATTTGGCTTGAAAAAGATATATGGGATTATATAGAATTGAAACATTTGCAAATTGCTGATATTTATCATAAGGGAGCAAAACGCACTGGTTGTATGTTTTGTGGTTATGGTTGCCAATTTAAAGAGGATAATAGGCTTCAAATAGTATACGATTTATATCCTAAATGGTATGATAAGTTTATGGGTTATACCAATAATGGAATAACATATAAAGATGCTCTTAGGACAGTTCTAAGAAAATCTGGCTTATTTTTACCAGATGAAAAACCAGATTTATTTAAATAAATTGCTATCTTTGCAGTACTAACATTTTTTGAGGGGATAGGCGGCTTAATTACCCGACCGAAAGAGGTCTTACCATATCCCTCTTCCCCTCAATTTTCTGCATTAATAATAAACCAAAAAGAGTGGAAGGCATGGATTAGCTACCCTGTTGAAAAAGGTTCCCTGAATTTCCCTTTATCCACTCTTTTTTTTTAAAAAAAATTCAGATATAATATTATTAATTAATTAAAATTCGGGAATTATGTTAAAAGAACAAAATTACGATTCACATTCATTTTCAGTAGAATTGGCTTCTAAAATAGGATTAGTGGAAGCATTGGTATTAGGTCATTTGTATCATTGGTGCGTAGGAAATTCAGACAACGAAGACATGTTCAAAGATGGACATGTTTGGGTGTACATTACACGTAAAAGAATAAATGAACAATATCCATATCTAACAGAAGATAAAATAAGAGGAGCTTTAAATAGATTGGAGAAGAAAGGACTTATTCTTGTTTCTAATTACAATAAAATCAAAATAGATAAAACTAATTGGTATGCGTTAACAAATGAAGCTTATGGTCTTTTTGGGACATCGCTGGGAAAAATAACCGACCGTTGGGGAAAATCCCCGTCTTATTGGGAAAATACCCAAGCAATACAAACTATAAAACAAAACTATAAAAATAAATCTATAAATAAAGAAATTTATAAAGAAATTGTTGATTTCTGGAATGAGAATACCAAATCGTTTGCTAAAGTCCATGTTATTTCAGAGAAAATAAAGTCAGCCATTAATTCAAGAATCAGGGATGGATATTCGGTTGATGATATTAAAAAAGCTATATTGCTTTGCGAGTCGTTGCCTGATTTCTACAAGGGAGGAGATAGTGGAAAATTGTGGAAAGCAAGTTTCATGTGGCTTATAAGTAATACAAAAGGCAATTTTGATTCCATACTATCAGGAGCGTTGCATAATTCTCCTTCTGCTAAAAGAGACTATGATATGATCATCAATTTGGGAGACAAGGCTTATAAAGAGGCGTACACTCCATCATGTGATGGTATATCACTGTTTTGGAATGATAATGTCAATGCCTATTGTACAACTAATAATCCTGAATGGGGAGTATATGATGGATATAAACCTAACGAACGTCCTAATGGCGCAACAGTTTATTGTCAAGGAGTATATTATAATTGGAATTCAGAAAAAAAAGAGTGGAGAAGAAAACCATTGAATCATGAATAACGAAGAAATAAAAAAGAGCCTTACTCTATTCAGAAATGATGGAGAATTATTCGAAATACGACTTTTTAATCCACTAAACAAGAATGACATCTATTCAGGCGTGTTTAGAGACGCAAATAAAGCCGTAGAATCAATTCAAAGATTCGATAATAGGTACAACATCTATTTTACCTTTAACGAGCTAAAAAACGCCTTAGATGGCCTGCCACAGTTTAACACTATGGTGAAAGGTGCACCTGCTATAAAAGATGCTGATATTCAAAAAAGACGTTGGGTGCTTATTGACTTTGATCCAATACGCGAAGGTGGCGTAAAGGATGTAGCAAGTTCTGATGAAGAAAAAGAATATTCTCGCAAGACAGCAAATGCAGCCAGAACCTTTTTAAAAGCGAATGGGTTTAATTATCCAATCGTTTGTGAATCTGGAAATGGATACCATTTGATGTATAAAGTAAATTTAGAGAATACCGATGAAAATACAACTATTATCAGAGATTTTTTGAAGTATCTATCTTCCAAGTTTACCGATGACCATGTTGATGTTGATGTGAAAGTATTTAATCCAGCGAGAATAACAAAGCTCTATGGCACGTATTCGAGAAAGGGGGGCAATACGCCTAATAGACCACATCGAATTAGCAAAATATTAGTCGTACCGCAAGAAATTAAAGAGAATGATATATCTTTATTCAAAAGACTCGCAGATTATATCCCGAAAATAGAACCAATAGTTCGATTTAATAACGGTAACAGAGAACAATTTGATATTGATAACTTTATAAGCAAGCATGGAATAAAAGTATATAAAGATACATTGCTTGGTGATGGAACGAGAAAAATTATATTAGACGAATGTCCATTTGATTCTTCGCATAAACATCCTGATTCGGCTATTTTTGTATCTAAAGACGGGATAGGCTTTACTTGTTTTCATAATTCGTGTAGCCAATATACCTGGAGGGATTTGCGCTTAAAATACGAGCCTAATGCGTATGATGTTACTCCAAGAAATAATATCCAATATGGGAATAATAACTATCCAACTCCTCCAAAAAAAGAAATAAAAATTAAGGAGGAGACAAAAGAGTTAGGCAAGAAATGGTTTAGCATGAAGGATATTAAAAAGATAAACCTGACAGAAATAATAAGCCTAAAAACAGGTTTTCATGTCTTGGATAGGGCTATGGTTGGGTTAAATCTTGGAGAAGTATCTATTTTGTCTGGGAGTAATTCCAGTGGAAAATCATCATGGCTAAATACATTAATTCTCAATGTTGTAAATCAGGGATATAAGGCCGCATTATGGAGTGGAGAATTACGTCCAGATATTCTAAAAACTTGGATTCAAATGGTTGCCGCAGGTAGTAGGAATTTAGTTGAACGAATACCTGGCGCTGGAAAGTATGATGTTTTGCCTGCTGCTGCTGAAAAAATAGATAATTGGCTTGATGGGAAGTTCTTTTTGTATAATAACGAGTATGGATCTAAGTTCGCGCAGCTTTTTAACGACATGAAAGAAATGGTTGATAATGGCGTAAAGCTTTTGATTCTTGATAACTTGTTTTCTCTTGATATTGATTTATTTGATGGAGATAAAAACAATAAGCAAAAAGAGCTAATTTTGAAAATATGCGAGTTTTCTAAAAAGAATCAAATCCATTTAATTCTGGTCTGCCATCCACGTAAACAAGTTGAATTTCTAAGAAAGGATTCAATTAGCGGAACAGCCGATTTAACAAATGCTGTTGACAATGTATTTATAATCCATCGAGTTAATAATGACTTCATTAAACGTGGAGGAGAGTTTTTAGGGAAGGATAAGGTTGCCGGATATACTGGATTTGGGAACGTAATAGAAGTGGCTAAAAACCGAATGTATGGCGTAGTGGATTATTTAGTAGGAATGCACTATGATATACCAAGCCGAAGATTCAAAAATGAAGAAAATGAAGATATACATTATGGATGGGAAGAAGCACCTAAACCATACTCTTTTACATATCCTCAATCCGAATCATGGCATAATCAAGAACCGAGAGATGTTAATCAAAATAAGGATAATGGACTGCCATTCGCAAGTGGAGATGAAAGTTGTCCTTTTTAAAAAGAAAATATTTGTATGGTAGTTATATATCAAGTTACACACATGGAAGTTAAAAAAAACGTATTTCCCTTTGCTGATATACTAAAAAAGACTATCTTTGAGTATGCAACGAGTAGAGCGACATATTGTTATAGGGAATAAGAATTTAGACAAGCTTTGCTTTTTATCTAAGAACTTATACAACTACGCAAACTATCTGATACGACAGGAGTTTACGCAGAACAATAAGTTGCTGTCTGAATACGAGTTGACTACGAAATTAGCCAAAGAGAAACAAGCGGATTATATTGCTTTACCTGCGCAGACAAGCCAACAAGTTGTAAAGATACTCTTTAAGAATTGGAAGTCGTTTTTTAAGCTCTGCAAGAAGAAAGACAAATTAAAGGGTAGACCTAAAATGCCTAAGTACAAGCATAAAGAAAAAGGGAGGAATATATCTGTTTTTACTTCTCAACAATGCAAGCTGAAAGATGGATATATTCATTTCCCGAAGAAAGCTAACATAGGACCATTAAGAACCAAAGTGGGCAACGTATGCCAAGTGAGGATTATACCTCAATGCAGTTGCCATATAATAGAAGTAGTATATGAAAAAGAGTGTATTAAAACCTCCGGATTAGAGCCGGACTCTTATTTAAGTATTGATTTAGGGTTGAACAATCTTGTAACCTCCTACGATTCACTCAATCATAAGAGTTTTATCGTAAATGGCAAAACGTTGAAGTCTATCAATCAATATTTCAATAAGAAGAGAGCTTACCTTATGAGTTTCATAGGAAGTAGAGGGATTAGCAACAGAATAGGAAAACTTACCTTAAAGAGAAATTGCAAAGTGAACGATTATCTTCATAAAACATCTCGATTTATTGTGGATTATTGCATTGACAATCATATTGAAACAATTGTAATAGGGAACAATAAAGATTGGAAGCAAAATTGCAATATGGGGAAACGCAACAATCAAAACTTTGTAAGCATCCCGTTCGAGAAGCTAATATCACAAATCCAATACAAGGCGGAAGAAGTCGGAGTCAAGGTAGTTATTACCGAGGAAGGCTATACTTCCAAGATTGACCATTACGCAGGTGAGGAAATGTGCCACCATGACACTTATATGGGCAAGCGAATCAAAAGAGGTCTATTCCATAGCAGTACAGGTAAAGTCCTGAACGCTGACCTTAACGGAGCGATAGGAATTTTAAGAAAAGTAGTTGGCGAAAGCTTTCAGCAAATAGCCAATAGAGGTGAAGTGGTAACACCGTCGAGAATATACATGGTATAGGCTCGTAAATAAATGCCATTACAGTAATTTTTGCTATATTTGCGCTATAAAACAACTTATTATGATAGATTTAGAACAATTTAAAAAAAACGCTATAGAAAGAGGTCTCTGTCAAGGTTATACTGACAAATGGACTTCTGAAAAAAGCAATAGAGAATTATTTGAAATTGCTTGTGATGCTAATGGAGCAGAATTTATGGCTGCTTCTGTTGCCGAGGGGTGGGGTGTATCTCCTGAGTATTTTGCAAAGAAATTTAAATCCTATGTAAATGGGAAATATATTTGCGAATATAAAAATGATAAGGGGCATGGATATACTGGGTCTATGCTATGTGAATACAACGACGATAACTTTGAGGTTTCTACTACTCTTTTGTGTGTATTAGATAGTAATACAGACCTCAAAATAAAGCCCAATCATTTTTGCAAAATCTTTATTGCGGGTGATAGTAGGATAGACATAAGCATTGGAGCAAATAGCAGATGTTTTATCTATGTATATGGCGGCTCGCCTTTAATCACAGGAGATGTTATTAATAGTCGCGTTATAGTTGAACGAATAATGCCTAAAGACAATGAATGATCCAGTTTTTTATATGCAAGAAATAGGGAAGCCGACAACGCAACCCGTTAAAAACTTAGAGGTAGATTTCCCTGGTATGAAGTATGTGTCATGCAAAGGACTATCAACTAAGGGTAAGCCAAGAGTTTATTCAGAAGTATTTCCTGAAAGCAATGGAAGTAATTACTACATACCAGATACTCCAACGGTAGATGCTACAGATATTGAATTCGTGTTTGCATTTATAGGAGTCAATCGTCGTGATACTTTCGACAACTTTTATAATTATATTCTTGGAAAAAAAATATTGTATTGGGATACTATCAGAAAAAGACAAGCAGAGATTATTCTCTCTGATAAAGTAGAGCCATCTTCTGATTATCTGCATGGAAATTCTCCATATATTTTAGCAACATTTAAATTTACTAATATTAACGGTCTTACGACTATTAAAAACTAACAAAATGAAGAATTTTGAAGACGTAAAAAAACATTTTAAAGAAAATTATTATTCTAAAGATGTTGTATCAAAAGCTATTGGTTATTTGATAGCTCTTAATGTAATGAATGACGGAGACGGACTTATTTACAGATCAGGAGAATGTAATAGAACTTTTAAAGATTTCACAGACTGGTTTAATGGGAAAGAAAAATCTCAGGAATTATTAAGTCTTGAAAGAATAGGTAAAGCTGTTTCAAAGGAAATGGATTTTTTGAGTTCTGATGAATATAAAATTTCGGCTTTTACCTTAAATGCAAGAAATGTTAGTTATGCGATTAGCTTGCGTCGTATTTATGATGAAGTAACAAAAGCATGTGATGAAATTAAAGCGTTGTAATGCTCTTGCATATATTATCATCATATTATTAGTGGTAATAGCAATTGTCCCGTATTTTAATAAACCATTAGAGAAGCCTACTACGGTTTTTCAAACAGATACGGTTTGGGTAGTAAAATACGATACTCTTGAATTAGTATCTCCAATATTTAAAGAAAAAAAGATTGTTGATACTATTTACATATACACCTCTGATTCTTCTAAAATAATACTTCCAATAGAACAGAAATATTATAAAGAAGATGGTAGATATGAAGCTTGGGTATCGGGATATAATCCTTCATTGGATAAAATAAACGTCTTTAATAAAACGGAATATAAGACCATAACAAATACGGAAACGAAAACCATATATCCCCCTAAAAAAACACAAGGGTATCTTTATGGACAAGTTTCTTACTTTGATCAGAACTATATACCAACTTTAAACGTTGGTATTACATTCCCAAGAGGATTTTATTTAAATGGTGGTATAGGAGTTTTTGGAAACAAGCCCGTATATAATATTGGCGCAGGATATAAAATCTGGTAACGGAAATCTTTAGTTTAAATTTTGTTAATAATTGTTTTAGATCGGAAGAGCACACGTCTGAACTCCA